TATCGTCGGGACTGCCTTTCGTCATCACCTGTGGGTTGGGATTCCCCGTCACCTGGAAGAACACCTCGTCCGGTCCCATGCGCTGGAATAGCTTCCATGCCATCGCCAGAACGTCACGAACGTGATCTAAGAATTTGTTGATGATGAACTGCTGGCGAATCATTGCGAGTGGCGATTCGATGTCCAGTCCTACGGCACGATTGGCTTGCAGTGTCATTGCGTTTTCAATCTCAAGGCTCCCTGCGTCCATCGGGGGTGTTGGCCCCCACGCAACCTCACCAAGCCGCCTGTAAGGGATTCTACGCCCCGGTCCCCAGTCTGACGGCGGGCGACCAGCAGGGTGCATCAGAGGCGGCAGTGTGGCCAAACTAGCCCTGTCAATACGACTGTCACGCTCCGTCTTGATTTGCAACTGCGCCCCACGCAGAATGTCGGCAAACGACATGGTTTCGTAAATGCGCTTCTGGTTGGTTGACAGCCGGGTAAATACAAACGGGTAGTCATCGTAGCCATTAAGCAATTCAAACTTGGCATACCCTTCTGTGTTCGGGTTGAACACGGTGCAGTAAATCCCTTCGCTGCCATCCTCTTCGTCAATGAGACGTTGGTAGGCATACACCAACATCACAAGGTCATTGTCATCGGTAAGCGGCATCCTTGTGACGTTCTTTTGCTTTTCACCGTCAAGATACAACGAGTCTTTCCCTCGAAGTGTTTTGATTGCTTCTTCCACCCAGTCTTCATCCCACCCTTCATTGGCAACTTTCTTTTCAAGTTCCTGTGCAGTAAGGAATGTCCGCCAGAAAACATACGGTGCGCGTTGTGGGTCTGCCGTGTATGCAGGCATAAAAACCTCACCGTCAGGGGCGCACGCTTCTACAACAGGGCAATCCACGGTTGTGCGTGCAATTGGAACCTCGGTGATTCCCTTCTTGCGAAGTTCTTTGATGGCACGCTTTGCACGTTTCTCGCTCATGTCTGGAAACGCTTGGAATAACATTTGCATTACAGACTCGTCATCTGTTCCAGAGGCAATAAGCTGCGCCAAGTCTGGTGACAGGTTGTTGATTTCCTCTAGCGAGACAATCTGCCGGAATGTGCGCTTTTCGCGCTTCCAGCCAACGTAGGATACCATCAGTCCTTTTTCCAGCAGGTAGTTTGCGCCCAATTCCATCTGCTCGCGGAAGCCAGGAATGTAGGAACTACGCATCCATTTGAGAAAAGCGGAAACCACGGCGGCACGGGGCATGCTGGCCATAGATGTTGGAAATGCCTTTATGTGGCTCCGCTGAAGTGCTTGGTCAAGGATGGCAACAAACGAGTCAATTCGCTCGCCAATGACATTGACCTCCATGTCAGACGCACCTTGCCACGGGAAAGCATTTGCGCCTTGCTTCCGTAGGTCTTCGGTTTTCCCATCCCATTGATTCCGCCTGTCCTCGTAGGCACGGAGGCATGTCTCAAAGTATTCCTCCAAGTCAAGCAGACATGTATCATAAGCATCACGAAGCGCATCTACGCTGGGTTTGTTCTTTGCGTAGATTGTCGCTTCTTCAAATTCTGCAATATCGCTCATTTAACGTAGTGGTAATGGTTTTCGCTGGCGCATCCCACATTAGCAACTTTTACGACTTTGCCAAGCAGTTTATCCCGAATGCGTTGTGGACACGCAACTTGCACAAGCGTCTGCGACATATCTGGCACGCCGTCTATACACGGAATAGCCATGACAAATCGCGGGTTCGGACATAGCCTATACACCTTTACCTCAATAATTGGCGGGTAGCTCAATGGGTCTGCCTCCGCTTCCTCAAGGAACTTTTCAGCCACTTGCTCTTCGGTTTTCTCCACGAACATCTTCTTTGCGGGTCTGCCGCGCTTTTTTGTTGTTTTTGTCATATCAGTATCCTCCACTTCCTTGTCTTGTTGTTCTGGTTCTTGTTTCGTCAACATGGTCAATTCCTGCGATTGCAGCGTACCTTACTACGTCAATCGGGTCTTTCCACGCTTCTTTCATTCCACCTTCGCCCGTGTATTCGGACAACGCAGTGATAATGTTTTCGCAGTCTTCTGCAATGTAAAAGTGAGGGCGGTTGACGGAATCCAACGGCTTGGTTGTGTCATACGCCATTTTGCTGATTAAAGCCTGCAACCCATCGTCAATCTCCATCCCCGGTGCGGGAATGCACACAATCTCGTAATCGTTCAAGTCCTCGATGATGCTGGATGCACCGTCTGCCGCCTGATACTTTGCAGCACCCAATCGCGGGTCAATCAATCGCTCAAAGATTTTCTCCTCGCCTTCAAGCTCACGGATAGTGTCAACGTAGTCGCGGATGCCGAATCCCATGCCCTTCGCCCCGGCTCCAGGAGACCACTTGCCACCACGCCACTCTGCCCAATCGCCAATGCATACGTCAGGCCACTCACGATAAACGTAGAACGTCCCTGTAGCATCCACGGCAATCCACGCCATGAACCAGTTTTTGTTCCCGGCAGGGTCTATTATGTGGTATCTAGTCACTCCTGTCTGTGGAATCATCCCGCTCGGTATCACGTTCACCGCCTTGTTGAATTTCGGGAATTTCGTAGCGTGTGACTTTACTGGCACGCCATAGGCACGGATCAAAATTTCTTCCCTTGGGCGATTCCGTAGGTCTTCTGCAATACGCTCGTAGCCACCAAACGGGTTGTCCTTGGAGTGGAAGTAATGGACGCTGGCGTTGCGCTTCTTGCTTCTTTGGACGTATGGCACAAGCTCCCCGTTGAGCAACTCTGCCTCGCGTGTCTCGATGTTCGTCGCGCCATCCAGATACTCCTTGATTACCTCGGTGTAGCCGTCGATAGGTGTAAACGTCACCAACATCTTGGCATTGCGCGTAGCAAGGCGGAAACGTAGTGTGCCGATAAGCTCCGCACCTAGAAGGTATTCGTCCAACCAGACGCCGACGTTGTGCCACTTGGGTTCTTTGCATCCAAGTTCCGCGCCTTCTAGGATTGTCGGGTTGTTTTGGTATTGAGAATACGTCTTAAAGATGATTTGCGAACCATTGGGCAGGATGAGCGAACTATCGGTAAACCCATTCTTTCGCGTGTAGGACACATACGCTCCTGCTGATGTTTGCTTCTTACGCATCTCCGCAGGCAACCACTCCCACACGGCACGTTGTTGCTGACGCACGCTTACTTCGCTTGTTTGAGCAAAGCACATGATTTCTGACATGGGATTTTCCACGGCAGCACGCACAACACAGAACGCACCGAATGCAGTTTTGCCCGACCTGTTGCCTCCTAATGCCAGAATTTCAGAGACTTCTGACATCTGAACTTCCGCTTTCTCCCAATGCGGAAGCCTAAACCCGTATCGAAAAGGGTCATTTTCCGCGTTCTGGATTGCCTCATGGTAGATACGATGCAGCTTTGCAAGCTCATCAGGCTGCATTGACACAATCTCCTCGTCAGTAGGAGGAGTCAGGATTGGGTGCTTACGCCAGTTCATTCGTCTTTTTTGTATGCGCCAGTATCCATCAGGATGTCTTTTATGTTATACACGCTGCCGCACTTGCCGCATGAAAATGTGTCATCCTCTGCCGGAAACGAGCCTCTTCTGCCGTCAACAAAATGTATCTCTCGACGCTTTTCGCAATGACTGCACAAACCGATAAACGGGCGGATATGTTTTTTTATGTGTATATTCCATACTTTAGCGTTAAACTTTTCTGCCAAATACGAAGCGTAACACAATGTCATGCATTGGTATTCGACGTTATTATGCGTGACTGTGTAGTGGTGAACTAAGTCTCCACAGTTGGTTAAATAGTCAACGTATTTTGATTTTGGCTCCGCAATCATTCCACAATTTCTGCTTCGATGGCACTCTCACGCACCTTGTTTGCCATACGCATCCTAGCTTCCTCAATAGCCTTAGCGGCATCGTCGATAGACGGCCCCTTGCGATGCTCGATCACCACGCCTGCCATACCGGATAGCTTGGCACTATGGTCAGACAGAATGCCCACGGTCAACGCAAGCCTGTCAGGGGAAATCTTCTTGAGTTCCTCTGGATCATTCGCCAGTTGCTCTGCCTTCTCAAAAAGCAAATCAGTGTATTCCGCCGCCACCATTGCGTATCGTGCTGAAAACTCCTTACGCTTGGTTTCTAGCGTGTCCTCATGCTGCCAGGATAGCCGCCTAATGGTCTCATGCCCCAGCCCTGTGATGCGGGAAATCTGCTTCACTGGCGCACCCTGTGCGAGCAACCAGAGGGCTTTAGCGGCAACGTGGGGTTGATTATGCTCAACGCAATTCCTAGGAAGGAGTTTTGCCCGTTCGCGGATTTCCTCGAAAAACTCCCGCATCGCAGCGGCATTGTCGATTTCCGGCAAGGGCGTTATCTCGTCACTCATGGGTGGTTTCTATCTTATTCCCGTAGGAACGCAAGCATTATTTTTGCTTGGTCTTCTTCACTTTTACCGCGCCAGAATGCAACTCACGTTTCAGCTTGGACTGTTGGCCCTTGGAGAGTGGGCTGCCCTTGCTCAGTAGGTATCCTACTTGCTTTTTGCTCTTGGTTTTCATCGTGCAGATGGATTGATTTTTTGCATTTCCGCTTCAAACAATTCAGAGTCTTTCCTGAACTCTTCTGCTGTTGTTTGCATATATTTCGAAAATTCTTCGTCTTGCGAAGCCTGATACCCAATTCTTTCTATTGCAGCAGACGTTGTAAACATCCCTTTGAACATCTTGCGGTAAATTGCATCTATGTCTCCACTTGAAGCATTGACGTTCAACGCTCTTGTCAATGCCCTTGTTTCATTTCCTGTTGAAAGCATTGTTGCTATAACACGATTCCTAACTGGCTCAACTATGCTCCCTGCTAAATATCCTGTAAATGTCCCCGGCCCGAAAACAACACGGGGCGAAGGACCACCACTCGGACCTTGAGACTTTATAATATTCGCGTTGTAAACACTAGCGAGATCATACATTTCTTGAACCTTATCCTCGCCCAATACAACCTCCATTTTTTTTCTGTATGGTGATTTTCCACCGGGAGCATCCAACGCCCTTACAAATTTTTGTGTATCAAATAACGGAGTAAAAGGAGCAGTAGCAGATGGTTCCCCACCAGGAAATTCATCTAACACGCTTTTCAAGAAGTCTGTTTTGAAGAAGTTTCTAGCCTTTGCACTTGAACCACCTTGTGATTTCGCGGCATAATTAGAAAGTTGCGCCATCATGGTTTTTGTCTGCTCGGTTGTAAATCCGTCAGACAAGATTGTTCTAGCGATTATTTCCGGGTCTAATTTCTCAAAGTTGCCTTTAGAGGCAATTTTGTAAACTTGAGAGTTTAGTTGGTTTTCCAGTTTCTTTTCGTAAATAATTCTGTCACTGATGCTTCGCAAAACCTTTCTTTGTGTGTCTTGATCCATCAATTGACTCATTTGACGAATATCATCAATGGTAATGTTTTTGCCAATGTTTGATACCTTGCCTGACAATCTATTAAGCTCGTCCAGTGAACGCATAAGCTGAGGTGCGTCTTTACCAAACAGGCTGTTTACGAACTCTGGTTGGTATTTTATTGACTTAACGCTTACGCCGGGGGTGTTAAACCCAAGATCACGGAAATACTGCTTTTGAAGCATTTCTCTAACTTGTTCACTGGCCCCAGCGAGAGCAGGATTTTCTGATTCGTATTTTGCCACGCTTCCAAGAAAGTCCTCAATTCGCTTTGGATCACGCATTAACAGGGAAACTGCCTCAAAAGGTGTTTTAACCAACTCGCCTGCGTCATTCTTAAGAAGTTCACCCATTGTGCCGCGTGTGAGTTTCATCCTGGCGTCATAATCACCAACTGTTTTATCAAAAAGGTCGCCAAGGTTGATTGGTTTCCCAGCACCATCCACTGTTTCGTATGAACCATATACTTCACGCCGGAATGCTGACATCCTATTTGCAATGTCATTAGCAAACTGTTTAGTGGTGCTAGCTCCTGTCGCATCATCAGGCCTTGCGTCACGAAACACTCTTATCCAAGCATCAAATTCTGGTGCAGTAATTGGCCTTGCAAGTTTTTCAAGCTCGCGCATTTGTTCCAATTGAGCTTCAGTCAATGGTTTTTTTTCTGCCATTTCTTGCATTTTAGCCAAGCGTCTTGGCGCGTCCACCTTGGCCTTTAAATTAGAAAGCGCATTGTTTATGCTGCTATTGCTGAATGCTCCACCCTTACTGGCGTCAGACGCCATTTCTTTTACTTCAGAATAAAGAGTCTTAGCGTCAATTTCAAATCCAGCTTTTGATGCACTGGTATTAAACGTATCATATGCCTGATTCTTGATTTTAACCGCAGCCTCTTCGGCCATTTTCCCAAATCCTAATATCGTATTTCCAAGCTGCGTTTTATCACCGGCTTTTG